AGGTTGATCATAACTTAAATGTTGCCAAACAACGTTGATCTTATCTTTTTGAATTAATTGAGGATGACAAATAGAACCAATTAAATTAATCCCTTCAATAGATTCTGAATCTAATTGACTAATTAACTGCTCTTTTAATATCTCTGTTCCACCTTTAGGAGTCATTTTATATTTCTATTTATAAACAATCCATCGACTTGAATCAAGTGATTATTTGAATACATAAGATCAAATAAATCAACAAACCCAAAACCAAGACCATGTAAATACGATACGACTTCCTCTATTAGCGGAGCGCCTTTATTGTATTGATATGTTTGTAATTCTAATAATAGATACTTTGTATTCTTTATTATAGGCAAAGCTCCTTTAATAATATTAAGTTCAGATCCTTGGACATCCATTTTAATTAAATCAAATCCCTTTTCTGAACCTAATAAAGTCGGTAATGTTATTGCTTTTCTCTTTTCAGGTTTAAATTCATATTCTGTATTTTCAGGATAGATACCATTTCCTGTAGGAACTTCATTTAAACATTTATAATAATCAACTTCTTCATTATCTTTTGATCCTAATAAAGCTATTTTATAATTGCCTATTTGTTTTAGAATATCTTCTTTTTCTGTATTAGCTTCTATCATTAATACATTTGCATCAGGATAAATGCTTGTGAATAACTTAGCCCAATTACCTTCATAAGCGCCAATATCTAATACATTGTTAAATTCAATGTTTAAACTTTTATAGTGATTAAATCTCTTCTCGTGTGGTGTCATTATGTTTTACTAAATAAGGGAATCGGTGGAACTATAATTTTAACGTCACGTCTTATATCTGCAGGATCAACAGTTGTATCAGCTTGCGCTTCTGCTTCATCCTTATAGATGTATCCGGTCTTTAAATTTACTATTGTGATTTCTGAATCACAAACAATTCTTATTTCTTCCATTATTATGCTAGTGTTCCTCTGTTCACTTCCATTATTGATACAATTGCTGTTACATCTGTAGTGCTATCAGAAGATAATAACAACGCATCTCTTTCTTGTAGTATTATAGGACCTGAAGCTAAATTGAAAGAAGTTTTTGCAGCTATATCATTAATACCAATTTGAATTGTTGTACTATTAGTATAACTATAAACATAAGCAGATACAGTATGAGTGCCTGTTGTATTTGCAAATTGTATGTTTTGAATGATAGCTCTTGCCGTAGCATTACAAGTATACACCGTTGTATTAGCAGTTGTTGTAGCTTTATAAATTGCGTTTTTATATATATTAGACATTTTTCTTTATACTTTTATAAAATACCAAGCTTGTGCTTCATTAGCATCTTGAACATCTTGTGTAAAGGTTGAATTTAATTGCTGTACCATTTGCTCTAATGTTCTAATAATTTGATCTAATTGAGCTGGTGTATATTCAGGGGTAGCGTTTGCTAATCTGGGTTGGTTTAATTTTGCCATTCTAATTTAGCTCCTTTTCTTAAATTTTCTTCTACAGATAAAGCTTGAAGGTTAGTGAAATGAAAACATTTAACTTGTTCTTCAGGTTTAGTCAAATCAAAGGAAGCACATGGAATTTTATGATCAATTTGCCAAACTTTACCATAATTTTCCATAGTCATTCCTAGTTTAAATGTACTTTTTATATGATTTAAAAAATTATCAATTGATGTTCCTAATAATTCCATAGTTCTTTTTGATTTTACAGTTCCTCTTAAAGCCATATTAGCTCTATGTCTTAAATTCATACGAATTCTAAAATGTATATCATTTTTAAATCTTGTTCTTACATAAGCTGCTATTTTTTTTCTTGATTTTATACGATAAGATTTCATTCTTTTTTTAATTTTTTCTATATTTTTTATGCGGTATTCTTTACTATATTTTTTATCTCGTTCTTTATGTTTTAAACGATATAATTTCATTTGTTCTTTTATTTTTTCTTTATTTTTTAATCTCCATAATTTTTTAGTTTTTTGATCTCTTTCTTTATGTTTTAAACGATATTCTTTTTTTAATTGTTTATTTTTAGAATACCATTTTTGCCAATATATTTTCTTTTTTTCTTTTGTTAACATAATTCTAACGAGTCCCATCTGGCTGGGCATCTATACGTAGAGTACCAAATCTAAATGTAGTTGCTGTTGATGTACCTGAATCAACTGTTGACATTTTAATTGCAACTTGCCTAGCGCGCGATCTCATATCGACTTTAGTTGTTGTAGAATAAACTACAGTGCTTGATCCAACAGTTTGAACTGAACCTGGGTATTGTCTTACTAAAAATTCCATTTGAACTCCACCAACTTGATTTTTAAAGTCAGGAATATAACGTTTGATAAACATAGAATCATTACTATCCCCTATAGCAAATTCAGCTGTTTGTATATAAGCAGACATAAATGAACCATCTGCTTGGTTACCATATTCTTGATTGTATAATGTAGATCTTCCAGCTGTTAAACCAATAACTGTTGGTTCTGCTAAAGCAGTTGAATTAACATCATAGTCTGCTGCTAATGGATAAGCAAATACATCTCTTGGAGACCATACAGTTCTAGCTAATGTTCCAACAGTCCAAACATTTTCTCTATAGTTATAAGTTACTACTCTATTAATATAATTTGAATTTTGACTAGCATAGAACCAACTTACTTCTGCAAATTGTAAATTAACTCCTGCATAAGTAGTTCCTTGTTCCTCATCATCTATATCGCTATAAACATAATCTTGTACAGTACATGGAATCTGTTTTACTACCCCGTCAAATAGGAAAAATCCACCGTTAGACATCCAATAAACAACGTTCTCCGCTTCAACAGCAGAGTGAGGAGATATAGCTCCGCAATTTGTACCTGTTTGTTTAAATGAGAATGTATAAGGAGGTCCCACAAACTGCATTTGATGAGCAGAGTTATTTGTAAGTAATATTAAATCACCTCTAGTTCTAACTGCAGTTACAATCTCATTACCAGAAGATAATCTTTGGAAACCTGCTGTATTAACAGAAGTTGGTATAAAATCTGTAATAGATTCTTGTGATCCAAATAATACTGCCATCGGATCGTAAGTTGTAGTTGAATTTGGTGTTGTTTCAGTACCTAAAAATATTAAATGTCTATCACGAGAAGATACAACCATATAATTAGATTGTGCTGGAGCATTAGCAAGTAATGTTGCTCTTGTATTTCTAGGTATTATAAATGTACTTGTTTGAAGATAATATGTTTTTCCACCTACAATTGTTGCAATTAAATCTTCACCCCAATTATCTAAAGCCCATATCCTTGGATTTTGAGTTATAACCCCTGTAGGTCTTGCTGTACCCCAAGTTGAAAATCCCCATGATGCTGCTCCCCAACCTACTCCCAATTGAGTTGTATCTGCTCCTATATTAATTTGAAATGCTGCAGATGTTGCTGATGCTGTATCATTTAAAGTAGGTGTACCAAGTTCAGCTACATTTATTGTAAATGTATTAACTGTTTTAATTTCTTGAATTTCAAATTCTTGTGACATTGTAGTATTGGTAATTGTAGATGATCCAACACTAACTCCACTTACGCCTGAGAATGTAACAAAGTCACCCATTACCGCTCCATTAGATGTTGCTGTAACGTCAACGTATGTTGTTCCTGATGTAAATGAGAATGTAGCCGCTATCGTAGTAGATAGAGGTGTAATATCGTAATAGTTGTTATCGTAATAAATATATAATTTTCTATCTGTACCAATAGCAGATAATGAATCTCCTGCTAAATCTGTATAGTTGTGGATATCTCTTGCAACACCAATAAGATGTAAAGGTGGTGCAACGTTTTGCCAGCCACCTATTTTTTCAGGGATTCCATAACGGAATCTCATATTATCGCAATCAGTCCATCCGCCTTCGGCTCCGTATAGTGTATCTTGTTTGTTAATACCGGGACGCGGAAATTTAACTTTTGTAATTGGCATAAGCTTACTTATACCACCAAATTTGTTGATTTATACTATTTTTTAGTAAAAGGTGGTAATCCTAATAGAGGTCTTTTATCATATAAATTGGAATCTGCAAACTGTCCATTTACATGGTTATAATGCAAGAAAACTTGAGCACAGATATTACCTGTAAATTCTTCTCTCCAATGCTCTAATTCACAACCAGAATATACTAACATATCACCTGGTTCTAGATCCACTCTTATACCTTTAGGAGCATCTGGTTTCATTATATTCTTATATTCATCAATTACATTATTACTTCCTGTTGTATCTAAATAGATTGCCCAAGGATCGCCACCTAAATTTAATGTTGTAGATATCTCGCAACTTGGTCTATCTTTATGTCTTTTTAAAATAGATCTTTTTTCATAAATTCTAGCATAAGAATAGGTTGGTATTAAATTAAGATTAGTTTGTTGTTTCATTATAGGCATTACTTTCATAAGTAATGTTTCCATAACAAAGTCTGCATAATGAGAATATACATTTGGAACTTGTTGATCCTTCCAAGTACCAAACATACCGTTTTCCGCAACTAGATTATTGGTATATAGATAGTTAACAGCATCCCTTTTAAGTAGGAAATAGTTAAATATAAAATTAGCAAGATCATATGGTATTGCTTTTTTGATAACTTGATATTTGTTCTGGGCGAAGCTCATGTGATCATACAACGTTGCATAAAATTAAAAGAAATTGAGATCCTTATATCATTAGATTGATTTGGATCTACACAATGATTAAGCCAGCTTGGAAACATAATTAATCTTCCTGCTACTGGTTCAAAGTGAACTTCTCTCCAAAGGTGTGAATCTATTGGACCATCTTTGCGTCTAGGCATAGACATTAAAGAAACTGACTTTGGATCTTCTACTTTTAAATGTCCACAATTCTTTGGAGTTTTGATATAATAAACTCCAGACCATAATGAATTAGGATGCATGTGTGGTCTATTATATCCACCTGGTGGATTAATGTTTGCCCACATATTA